AGCACGCACGCCAACACCATAAGAATCAAACTTGGCTTTTAGGGTTTCAAAATTAAGAACCTGTTTTTTGTGTTCGACCACATCTTCTGACTCTTCTTTTTCGGGGGCAATGTCACCGGGTTTGGTGAGTATTGAAATGTCGGTTAGTTGGTGGCCGTAATCTTCCGCTATTTGTTTGAGTGTTGAAAGCTCTTTGGCTCGCTGTATAACTACGTCATCGTAGTTGCTGCCCCTGCGCTCAACAATGTCAGTCGCTGTGATTAGCCCGGCTCGGAGGTCTTCAATGTCTGCTTTACGCATCCTCCCTTCGTCAACCGTAAATTCTGCTGGCTTTGTAAATGAAACTTTCCACCAGTCATCGGGTAGTGTGTATGCTCCCATCTTGGCACGCTTGGCAATAATGTATAGAGCAAGCCTTTTATACCCACTCTCCAAGGTTTCGCGCCTTGCCGCAATAGATTTGTTTATGTCTGCCGCAAAGCCACGAACACCTGCACCACCAACCGAACTGGAATCCAACATTTCCCTGCGCCATCCAAGGGCGTAGAATGCCGATTGCTCGACAAGCTGTGTGAATTTCAACCAACCTTCTGGCGGGTCGTTTGCTGTGTGCGCTTTTAAGCTGCCACCGTTCTTAATGATGCGGATCATCCCGCTATCCATGTAAGTTGTCCCCGGTGCAGAATCTCCCCCGCCGATACCTAGTGCATTGCGGCCGATGTCGCGTGTTCCGCTTTCGGTTGATTCAACAAGCGTTAAAATCGAATTGATTTTCTGCTTCATTTTCTGGGCATCACGGGTTTCACTTAGGTCATACCAGTCAAGAATTGCCGCCGCGATTGTTGGCGTCCCCCTGCCTTGGCTGAACCATTCCATGTCGGTAAAATGAACCATTGAATTGGCTGGTATATCTTGAAAACCGCGCTTTCTGGAATCGTCTTTAACCCTGTAAGCAATCGGAGACATGTAATCATCAACGATTACCCCGGTCAATATTCTGCGACCGCCGTAGGCTGTTGAATCGTTTACATAACCGTCACCACAATCACCCCAATCACCAACCCTGTGCGCTTCTACGAATTGCAACTTGGGAAACCCCGTGTCAGGTTGCTCGGTTAAGATAACAAAAAAATCACCATCAACATCTAGCAACTTTGAACCCCTCCAAATATTTTTACGGAAACCAAAGTTAGCACCGCGCAGGTCAAACATCTGATCTAGCCTAACAAAGTCTTCCTCAACTGCGGCTGCAAATGAGGTGTCGGTGCTTAATGATTGCAGCCTCCAACTGCCCCCGTAAACATAGTTCGCCTTTTGTTTAACTGCACCCGCAATAGAGGAAAAAGATTGGTAAATATACCTTGAGTCGCCAAGCATCATCTTATGACGATGGGCGGTCATCATGTCGGCAATATCCTGAGAAAGATTTTTAGTATTCAAGCGGCGCTGGTCATTGCGGCCACCAGAATAAAACTCGCTTGAGCCTGAACGCAACGTGTTGCCGGGCGCGTAACGAATACTTGCCCTTCCGTATGATGATTTTACCGGGTCAACTGCCATGATTTATCGTCTTAAATTGTTGTAGTTAATCCGAGCAAGCATCGTATCTGTGATCTCATTACTGGTATCAAGCACGTAAGCTTCTAGTAGTTCCTCTGTCATAACAGAACCGCCAACACCCCCGGTCTTAACCATCTTGTAAGCCACCCTAATCATTTCTGTAAAATCAAAAGCTCCCCAGTTCGGGGGCAGTTCATAACTAAATGATTTCCCGGCTAAAGAAGCATTGATCATCCTTGCCCCACCCTGTTGGACGGTTTCAAGTTGTGCGATAGTCAACTGCTCTAGCATTGCTAGGGTTGCTGAAACGGATTTATCTGATTGTATCCAGATTGTGAAAAGCAAAGCACGCATGTTGTAGGGAAGATTTAGACAACAAATCAGACCCTTTGTCAATGCAGTAATTATTGAGCATCGTCTTCAATCTCAACACCCCCATCCACACCAACCAAACCAGCCATGGCCGCACAGACAACTTGTTGCTGTTCACAGTCACCATAATGGTCGTCCTTGGAATCCCTGTTAATGAAGTCGTAATACCTTCTTCCGTCTGGCGCTGTTTTACTTATGCGATGCCACGCATTGATTTGCCGCTCATAAACGCTGCCAGCATTATCCGCATAAGTCCAAACTAACTTGTCTTCAAATGACCTGATTGACCTGATTAGGGATAAGCGGCTGAGTGCCGCGTTCTTTGAAAAACGGATTTGACCAACGTACCGGCTACCACCACGCGCGTTTTCTGTCCCCTCGCCGGTATCCAAATATTGGACGTCAGAGTATATGCGGCGCAAACCATCAGGGTGTCTAAAGTCCATTGCTTTATCACCACGGAATACCATCCACCCGTTTTCCCCGGCTATCCTCTGCACCTGCACCGTGTTGTAGTTTCCATCTAGGAAAACCCTTGAACCCCTAAGGCCGTTTTGTTTCAGTTGCCACTTGTCAGCAAGGTCGCGTATCTGGCCAACTGAAACAACCTTTTCCCTTTCAATGAGTCTTGATTGAAGCACCCCGCCAACCAATGCCCAAGCTCGGACGACAACATAATAGTGATCCTTCTGGACATCCACTGTCGCAAACATCAAGGGGTCTTCCCCTTCAGTTTCCCATTTTTCCCCAAGCAAATAACCACCCCGCGCGTTTTCTTGAACTTCGTCAGTAATATATTCACTTTCGTTCCATGGTTGGGCAAGCTGTTTGCGGACAAAGTTTTCTAATTTTGAAAGGTCGCCACGGCTTCTGGCGATTGTTGCTTCTTTCCACCTAGTGACCAAGTCAGGCCAAGGCACATGCACCATCGCGTTATAATTATAGAAGACAATGTCGGGGTCTCCTTTTTTGTTCATCGGGATATACCTACCGGTTTGGTTTCGCCTATCTTGGCCAGCAGCATCCCAATCCATTCTTCCCTCACATAGTTGGCATTGATAATAAGCTGACTCCCGAAGCTTAACCCAATCTATCATTCCCTCCTCGTCCATTACGTCCTCGCTGCTGGCGTAGCGCATACCGCCGGGCGGCACTTGCCCGTTGACTGATGGCAGCTTCCATACGTACGGAATTTCTTCATCACAACAATCGCACTTTATGTGCCAAGTTCTCTGTGTTGATTTTTGCCACAACCTGTCAAGCTGCGACCCGGCTGTTTGCCCTGATGATGGCAGAAACATTTGCCAAGCCCATGAGTAAGAACTTTGCCTGTCATGTATCTGCTCCAACCAACCTTCTTCATCTTTATATGCCCAAGATTCATCGGCCGTGATTCGTTCAAGTGTTTTAGAGTTACGGTTCGCCATTATGCCAGCAGAAAGCAACCGTATGTATCCAAAAACGGTGCTTGTGTAGAACTTGGTTCGGCGATATGGCTGGTCTGGGATCAGGCTTGTAATTGTATCTGTGTTATCAATAAGCGGAACAAACTTGTCATCTGAAAATTCCTTGAGTGCTTCACTTGTTAGGTCATAATGAGCAGCATTGCACGGCGAGGTCTTTAGTCCGTATAATTGTATGAGTTGAGCCGCCAAGGTTTTAATATGCTGAACGCTACCAATCAACCCTACAAACCCATTTCTTTTTTTTGCGGCCATGCGGATCGGCTCGACAATAAGAGGGTGGTTTTCCCTTTTGAAATAACCGTAGTCAAGCTGAACGTTTTCTTCCAACCAAGCTATGGGGTCTCTACGCTTTACGTTTCTCAGTTCAGTCATATTCGATATAATGCTTTTCTTCAGTTTTGGCGGTATCAATAACCCACTGCGGGAGGTTGCATTCGCCGGGTGGGTTGGCCGCTTTTTGGAGGCTCTCAAATATTGTCAATGAAGTCAACTGGGGGGCTAGTATTTCATAGACACCGGGCGCATCAAGGTTGCTTAACCGTTGCGCTATTTGCTTGCTGAACTTATCACAGCAAGCATTAGCGGAATGGAACAATGTTCTCAAAATCCTTTCGACTTCCACCCTAGAAAGCATCTCCCCCCGCTCTATACCTAGTTTTTTTTCGTGGGCTTCCCTTTCCCTTATTTGCTTTTCAATCTTGAGGTAGGCCATGAGAGCCATTTTTTCCCGCGATTCGTCACCAAATTCTTTAGCCCTTTGCAAGTCGTCGAGGTATTCGTCCCGTAGTTCTTCCGCTGTTTTTGCTTCAACCTTTGAACCTTTAACCGCATTCTTTGCCGTCTTTTTAGTTGGGAATCGGCCGGGGTTTTCTTGCCTATATTGCTGTTTCCATTTGTCAGCACCACGGATGCTATTGTCTAGCATCCACTGATACATCTGGGCATCCGTCCCGTCGAAAGGTGCATGCAGTTTCTTCCACCTGACAATCGAACCGCGCCTGTTTACACCGAACTCTTTTGCAAGTTCTTCCTCTGTTTTCTTTGGCCTTATTCCTTGTTCTTTTCGTTGCTGGTTTTCCAGTGCTTTCCTGTCTGATGCAGTCAGTGTCTTCCCCGCCTTTAGGCGCTCGGTAATATTGTTGAGGTTGGCAAGTTCAATGTCAGTGTATTTCTGCGGGTTGTATTCCATGCTGTGCAATTTTATTGTTCCCTTGGGTTTTGGTTGTTAGCCCTTTTGACTGCCCTTTCCCTTTTCTTTATGTTAAGCCTAGCCGCTTCATCTTTGTACGGGTAACAATGTTTAAGCTGCGCCAGTGTATAATATACAATTGATGCACGGTAATAATCTGGGCTTGTTGGTTTAAGCGGCATGACACCGTGGATTTCCTCTTGCCCCTTAAATATACACAAAGCACCATCGGCCTGTTCAAGCGCAACGCCGTATTCAGGCAAAACAAGCTCACCCCCATAACAGTGTTCTTTAAGTATAAGGACGTTTGAATAGCTGCCCTTGATGTTGCCGTTGTCCCTGTGGTATTTAATGGCATGGTTGACATTTATATTGGCTGTCGTATATGGTGAATCTACAAGCCTGTAGTCATCAGCTATGTTTTTCCTTACAAACTCAAGGTCACGGGCAAATACACCGGGCAAGTGCTTTTTGTATGTTTCACATAATATTTTTTGAAACGACATCAACCGCTTGTTGTTTTCTTTCTCTTCAAATGTTTTGTTTGAAAACCTGCAAAAATCGTTACGCATTGCAATGCGTGGCAATGCCCCAAATACGCTGCTTTTTGTCGGCAGTGCCTTACTAGTCCTGTAGGTTTCGACATACTTTGTCGTCAGTGTGGCTTCCCTGAGTGGCTGTAAAATGCTTTTAGGTAAATTTAAATAAATGCCGATACATTCGCCGTCCACGTAAAACTTAGTGTCGTCTCTTATAACCTTATTATATTGGCCTTTATTTGGTGTTTTACCCAACAATTCATCGCAGGTTGCGGCCTTCTTTAAATTACAGCTTTTCATTTTCGAGCAGTTTATAAATCATTTCTTTGTAACCTTCTAAACCATACTTTTTAAGGTAACGTTCAAGCCTTATTATTACGCCGTCAAATTCCCGGCTTTCGAAAGGAATAGTTAGGTTTTTTATTTTAGCGTCTAGAAATTTATCGAGTTTGCTTTCTGCATCAAGGCCAAAATAGTCATTTTCATTGCTGACATTTTCGCCACCAAGCCATTGGTCTAGGCCGTATTTTTCAAGGTCTACACCTACCCATTCGCTTGTCAATTTATCCCAGTCCCATTCGCCATAATTAACATTGTCTTTGATGATGAATTCTTTTTTTTGTTCTTCGGTAAGCCCGTGCGCTTCAATTATTGGCACAACTTCAAGCCCGGCGCTTTGGCAAGCTTTAAGCCTCATATTACCGCCAAGCACCACCATGCTTTCATCTACAATGATAGGCCGAAGTTTGAGCATTTCAGGGAACTCTTTGATTGACTCAACTAGCGTTTTAAATTTGTCGTCCTTAATAAACCGGGGGTTTGATTGGTTGGGTTTTACCTCCCCCAGCCTTACAACCTTAAGACCCTTATCGTTTTTTGTTTGTGATTCCTTCATGTAGTTTTTTTATTTTTTTAATTTTTTGTGCCATATGATTTAAAT